GTCACGCACCCGTAGCAATCACATTCAATTTCGTTTTCTTCTTCCATCATAGACTCCTAAAAGTTATAATCGTAAAATTTGCGAGGTTGATCAGCCATACGCATACGCATTCCACCTCTCATTTGCCATTGACCTTTTGCTTTTGACCAACGAGCGCGATAAGTTGGATTTTTAGGATTTGAAGTGATAATCCACTCTCCACCATTATTAACAACGTGAGCTGCAAAACCACCAACGTGAGCTTCCATTTTCCAGTTTGGATCAAGTTCAGCATCCATTTGTCTGACAACAACTGTTTGATCAGAAATAACTTCAACCACTTCATATGGTGTTACATCTGAATAACCATAATGATTAATGTATGATTTTATTTTTTTGGCTTCAGCAATACGATCAAGACGTTCTTGTTGGATAAGTGCTCTAGCTTCTTCTCTTGTGATTTTTTCCATAATATAATGTCCTTTTGTTGTTTTGATAGGATCATTATACCATAATTCATAGATGTTGTAAATAAAAAAATGCACATCATATGCACTTTTTTTATAGCTGTGACATTTTTGTTACAGTTTAGTTTTAAGAGATTTAGGATCTAGAGTTGTAACAGATCGATGATTTATCTTGCAACCTATAATACCATTATAATATTCGTCTGATATCAAAGCATGAGTGATCATTTGGTACCAAAGTTCGACATATGACATTTCGCCTTTTGTTTTACAAAGATGAATTATTTCTCGATGAAATATTTCTGGACCATGTTCAAGTAATAATTGATTGACTTTATCTGACGAGCCATAATAATCTTGCCAATCAGATTCTTTAAGGATTTTTCTTTTACGTTTAAATCCTTTAAGAGGTTGTTTTGTAATTTTACTGATAAAATTCTTTTTACCGATATATTTTTTATTATTATCAGCAATATTTGTAATTACATATACAAACCCTTGATAATCTTTAATCATATCTGAAGTAAAAGGCTTATTTTTATAAAACCAGGTCATCTTGAGTCATTTCTTATAATAATATTATAATTATATATTGATTTTTGTAACATTATTATATATATAAAAATATTTTTGTAATATTATTATAAGAAAATCTATATGGGTTCTCAGATAATGTTAATTGTATAGATATATAACATTAAATGCTCTTGATCACTCAGGGGCCCAATAAAGAGATTCTTCTGTATCAAGATCATCAAGCAATTCAGCAGAAATTAATGAGTTGCACATACAACAATTTTCAGGTGTTAAACCACCTTCATTATCGTTATCTTCTACTATTACCATATATGTTGATAAACATTCATCGCATTCAATAATATATTTACACATAAGCGCTTTCCCATTTTCCTGTTAAACCAGCTACTTCATATTCAGTAACTCTTCCTTCAAAAAAGTTTGTAAAATCTGCACCATTTAGAATCCATTCTAGCCATGGTAAAGGATTTTCTTTTACTTTAAAATTTGGTTTTAGGCCAAGTTGTATCAATCTTCGATCGGTAATATATCTTATATATTTTTTTACTTCATCAGAAGTAAGACCTTCAATTTCACCCATCTTATATGCTAAGCTAATAAATTTATCTTCAAGTTTTACTGCAGTACGAGACATTTCATAAATTTCTGCTTTGAACTCATCATTGACAATACGTGGATTTTCTAAACAAAGCGTTTTAAAAATACGAGCATTTCCTTCAACGTGCATTGTTTCATCACGTATTGACCATTCAACAACTTTACCCATTCCTTTCATTTTGCCAAAACGTTGGAAATTAAGTAACATTACGAATGAAGCAAAGAGTGCAACACCTTCATTGAAAACGGATCGTGCCATTGAAAGGGCAAGACCACGAATTGAATTAACATCATTATCAATCATAAATTCGAGTTTTTCAACCATCTCTTTATATTCAAGAAATGCATGGTATTCTGAATCCGATAATCCAAGAGTTTCATTTAGAAGTGCGTATGCTCTTTGATGTACACCTTCACGACAAGCAAAAGATCCAAGCATATTACGTATTTCATTATTTTTTAATCTTGGAATATAGTAGTCATAATAGTTTTGACCAACAGCTACATCTGATTGAGTAAATAATCGTAAGATATTTGTAATATAATCTTTTTCAACAGGAGTGAGTTTACCAGTTTTCCAATCACTCATATCTTCAGACAAATCAACTTCATCCTCAACCCAATGGATTGCTTCATGTTTTCGAGTAAGTTCAACAGCCCAAGGATAATAAAATGGTTTATATGTTTCAGAGAATTGCATCATTCCACCAGATTCTTTTTTAATCAATGAATCTGATATTTCCATAAATTGATCATATGTACCAATTAATTTATCATTAATAAAAATTTGCGGAACAGAACGAGCACCAGGAATTTTTTGATATAAAGCAGCCCTTTCCTCATTTGTCTCAAGCTTATGCTCAATATATGAATAACCATGAGATTTAAACCATTGTTTTGCTTTTTCACAAAATGGGCAATCACTTTTTGAATAGATTTCTACTTTCATTTTATTATCCTTGACAGTTCACACAATCTTCTTGTTTTTCTAAATTTTCTGATTGATAATCTTGTAGTGCATCTCTCTTTACTTTTAATGAAACATTTTCAGCTCTTGAACCAGCTTCTGTACGAAGATAATAAAGACCTTTACATCCATTTTTCCAAGCATTAAAATGAACTTCATGAAGATATTTACGATTTGCACCAGCAGCAAAAAAGATATTTAATGATTGAGATTGACATAAATATTTTTGTCTTACACCAGCTTGTAATACAACATTATTTTGATTAATTTCACTTGCAGTTTTATATACTTCTTTTGTATGGTCATCAAGAAAATCAAGATGTTGAACAGAACCATTTGTAGTAATAATTGAACTCCATACTTTTTCTGTATTCATACCAAGTTTTTCAAGATGATTTTCAAGATTTTTATTTTTAATGAGATGAGATCCTACTCTTGTGCGATGCGTATAAGCATTTGCTTTAAGTGGTTCAATACTCGGACTTGTACCAATAATGATACTTGAATTTGCGTTTGGTGCAATTGCAAGAAGATGGGCATTGCGTTTACCTGAACCAACCATATCTGGAGCTTCACCACGTTCTTTACCAAGAATATATGTTTGCTTTAATGCTTCTTCTTTAATATATTTAAATATTTCAATATTTTTATTTAATGCTTCTTCTGATTCAAATGCTATATTTTTTGATTGCAAATATGAATGATAACCCATTGCACCAAGACCAAGTGAACGTTCACGATAAGCAGAATACTTTGCTTTTGATAAAGTATCTGGACAATATTTAATAAAATATTCGAGCACATTATCAAGAAAACGAATAAGGTCTTGGATCATATTTGTTTTAGACCATTTATCATATTGTTCAATATTTACTGATGACAGACAACAAACGGCTGTTCTTTCATTATTTGTAGCAAGTTCTATCTCAGAACAAAGATTTGAACCATGAAGAGTTAACCCTAAATCTTTTTGTTCTTGAGGTAATGCACGAATTGCAGTATCAATAAAATGAATATAAGGTTCACCAGTACGATATCTTGCCTCAAGTAATTGTTCCCATAATTTACGTGCAGATAATGTTTCTGTAATTTCTTTTGTATGCGGGTCAATTAAATCCCAAGTACCATTTGCTTCAACTGCATGCATAAACAAATCTGTAATATTGACGCCATGATGTAGATTAAGATTTTTTCGATTAATATCACCTTGAGGTATTCTCATTTGGATAAACTCAACAATATCAGGATGTGATATATCTAAATAAGCCGCATAGGAACCTTTACGTGTACGACCTTGTTTATATGCAGTCATATCAGCATCTACTGTATGTATAAAAGGAATTGGGCCAGGAGCTTTATCTGAATTTGAACGAATTGAAGACCAATGACCTCCAACTCCTCCACCTTTTACAGATAGCCATCGTAATTCTGTTGTATGGTCAATAAGTCCTTCAAGAGTATCATCAACATATGTCAAGAAACAAGAAATTGGAAGAGCTCTTGGTTTTTCACCTTGTTTTGGAGCATTACTTAGTACAGGAGAAGAAAACATGAACCAACCTTTTGAGGCATAGTCATATATTCTTTGGGCAAATTCATCGTCGCCATTTGAATAGCATTGAGCAGCACGAGCAAAAGCCTCTTGTGGTGATGACTCATCAGGAAGACAATAATAATCTTTAATTAATGTTTGTGCTTGTTCAGAAAGATGTTTATCTCGCTTGAATGCTATTTTTACCAATACTTTTCTCCTTCTATATTTGCTGTAATTATATATAATACAACGAACTTATAAAAAAGTATATAGAAATTTAAAATTTTATTTTTCTAGAGTAGTAGGAGTTTCGTCTTTTGGTTTTACCGAATCTTCATAATACACAATTATGCTTTTTTGTTGATTGATATATCTTCTAAGATCTGCAACATTAAGAGAAAGATTTTCATAACTTGGAATTGACATTGCAACAATAACAAATTCACCATTTCCACCTTTAAAACGTTCAATAAACTCTTCAAGATTTTCTTCTGTAACAACATAAAATTCAACGGGATTCAATACAATTGGCTTAGGTCTATTCATAATAGGCACATTCTGTTTTTGTATCACAGTTTTAGTGACTATTGTTTCAATAGGCTTTGGTGATTTAAATATGCTACATCCACTAATTATTAGGGATAGCAGTATCAGATTCAATATCTTTAAAAACTTGGGCAGTTCCATCGTTTATTCTTTTTTCTATTTGAGCAGGTTTTCTCAACGCTAATAGAGTCAAATTATGCTTATTTAGTTTTCTACGAAGTTCATCAAGATATTGTTCATTTTCTGTCATCGATGTTTGAAGATTTGAAAGTAGTTCTTGATTTTTTTCTTGATCTTCTATTTGTTGTTTAATTGTTGCTTCTTGTGTTTCAGTAATTGATTTGAGAGTAGCGATATTTGCGGCAGCGGCTTCAAGTCTTGCTTGAGTATCTTTGTAATAAAAATATCCGCCGCCGCAAAATCCACTAATCAATATAATAAGAATAATATAAGGCATATTATTTTATTTTGCTTTTTCTTCTTTGTAAAGTGTCCATGCACCGTATCCAATTGCTGCATAAGCTGCTATTTTAGTAAATGGACCAGCTATGATAATTGCAACGCCAACTCCAATTAGAGCAACACCATCGTATGATGTTCTTTCTTTTAGACGGTTTTTTACCCAATCGTATGCTGTTTTAATCATCTATTTTTTCCTTTGTAATTATTGATACTAATTTTGCTTCACCAGATACTTGATTTCTCAATACAACTTCATGGTTTCTATTTGATTTTATATATTCAAATATCTGGCGTTCGTATTCTTCAAACGTAGATAGATATTTTGCCCAACGTTCATATTTCATTTTACCTGGAGCAAGTCTTTTAAAGATGTGATCAGGAACATCAAAAACTTTTCTTTTCTTTTTTGGATCAACAGGAACAATACCATCATCACCAGCACCGGCAACTGAAGTAGTTCCTGTAAATTCTTTAAATCTATCAACCATAATAATAAGCCTCTTAATAAAATTATCTAATATATTATTTATATATTTCTCTTTTTATAAACGATGTCTGATTTATTTATTCTTCCAATACGTTTATATTGATGTATATCTTCCATATATTTTGTTAATAAATCTGGTTTATATGATTCAACTATTACTATTGGTGAATTATATATCAATGTGTTTTTCATTCCATCAAGGATTTGTAATTCATATCCTTCTACATCTATTTTAATTGCATCAACATTTTTAAAATAAAGAGAATCAATTGGTAAAATTTTTACTTTTGAAATTTTATTTGGTTTCCATTTTTTATTAAGAAAATGTGGTTTAAATTGTGAATTTAATATTGAACCAACATTTCGATATTTATTATTATACGCAAGTTGAACATAATCATATCGTGATCCACAACCAAAATCATATACATATGAATTTTTATAATCTTGCATATTCATAAGTAAAGCTTGTCTTGATTCTTCATTAATTTCAAATGAATGTACTTCTTCAAAATCGTTAATAACACCTCTTGAAATAGCTCCAAATGCTGCACCAATGTCAAGAAAAACTCTTTTTGATTTACAAAGTTTTTTAAAAGCTTCTAATATTGGTCGATTAAATCTTTCAAGACCATAAAGCATTTTTTCTTCTGACTCTGTAGAAATGCCATGACAATCATCATCAGGTAAATACCAATTATTTGATAGACTTTTCATTTGTGATATTTACTTTTTTAAAATATTTTTTATCTAATTCATAATCTTTTCGAAGAAAATGTATTATTTTTTCTATACCTTCTTCAGCAATATTAAATGGTAAAAATCTATCATATCCATTAAAATATTGAATCATTTCTTTATGTGTTATATTCCATTGCTCTTCCCATAAATCAAGTACCATATCAATACTTGGCAAATCTAAAGATCGAGCAATTCGAATTGGATAATCTTTTTTTCCATTTTTTATATGATTTAATCTTGAATTAATCCAATCATCGAGTGGTCGATATTGCATAATAAAATATGAGTCTGGATAATCTTCATCCAATTCTCGAAAGTATTCATTTCCTTCTATATATTCATTATTTTCACAATAACTAAAATCTGAATAAAAATCATAATAATCAATTCCATCAAGCATAGGAAGATTCATTATATAATTACTTTTCATTCTTTTTGCAAGAAAGTCCATATCGTTTTTCCAATGAATGCTATTATAATGATTATTGAGGAAAAACTCATGAAAGGCACAAGTTGCAGTCTTATTATATCCTATCAAAAAGACTTTTGGAAGCATAGCTAAAGAGCTGCAGTAATTATTGATACGCCAAGAATAAGATATGACATAGCAGTGGTTGCATTTGCTTGGGCTTTGACTTGATCAAGTCTTACAGTATCTTCAAGCAATTCTTTACATTCACTTGCGCTAATTTCATCATTCTTATAAGAATCCAAAATGTCTTGAACAATAGACGCTTTGTTTGCCACTTCAGCATCATCGCTATTCATTAATTCTTTGATTGAAGGTATTTGTTCTGTCATATTAGTATCTCACCATAA